GAACGCAGCACTTGAAACATTTAGTTATGACCCAGATGAATTACATAGATTATTTTACACTGGATCGACAAGAGCGAAGCGTGAATTACACGTCTTGGACCCAAGAGATTTTGATCGAGCTTATATACTATGACCAATAAAGAAATATTTAAAAAGGCTACGTACGATTCTTTAGACAAGCAGGTAGGTGGAAAGCATTACCAATCGATGAAAATTCAACCAGCAGAGTTTATTAACGAAAACAAGTTGCTTTTTGCAGAAGGGAACGCTATAAAATATATCTGTAGACATCAATCTAAAGGAAAAGAAGAGGACGTGAGAAAAGCAATACACTATTTAGAAATGGTTCTTGAAAGGGATTACGAATGAGAAGTACCCAGATCCCGTTGTTTACACCAGAAACGGAATGGGTAATGCCAGAAGAACTAAAAGATCTTCGAGGCCATAAAGAAATAGCAATCGATTTAGAGACTAATGATCCACATTTAAAAGAGCTGGGCTCTGGTAATGTCACTGGAAAAGGCCACATTGCTGGCGTTGCGGTGGCCGTAGAGGGCTGGTCAGGGTATTTCCCTATCAATCACGAGTCTGGTGGTAATATGGACAAAAATCTAGTTTTAACTTGGCTTAAAGATATTTGTAGCCAGGTAGATACTACCTTTATATTTCATAATGCAATGTATGATATCTGTTGGTTAAGATCAGCAGGAGTTATAGTCAAGGGTAAGATTGTTGACACGATGATAGCAGCGTCTTTGATTGATGAGAACAGATTGTCTTATCAATTAAATACACTGGCAAGATTTTATATAGGCATGGGTAAGGATGAAAGTATTCTTAATGCAGCAGCAAAAGAATATGGATTAGATCCTAAAAAAGATATGTGGAGATTGCCAGCGCTTTTTGTTGGACAGTACGCGGAACGTGATGCAGAGTCTACACTTAAACTTTGGAAAAGATTAGAAACAGAATTATATCAACAAGAGTTGTGGGATGTATTTAACCTGGAGACAAAATTGTTTCCTTGTTTAGTTGATATGAGATTCAAAGGTGTAAGAGTTGATCTTGAGAAAGCAGCTAATATTAAAAAAAATCTTATGGACCGTGAGTCTAAAATTGTAAATAAAATCAAGAGTTTAACAGGTGTTGATGTAGAAATACACGCAGCTCGTAGTATTGCAAAAGCCTTTGATAAATTAAAACTTCCGTATGACAGGACAGAAAAAAGTAAAGAACCAAGTTTTACAAAAAACTTTTTACAAAACCATCCACACGAACTTCCAAAATTAATTGCAGATGCGAGAGAGATAAACAAAGCTCACACTACATTTATAGATTCAATAACTAAACATGCAGTCAATGGTAGAATACACGCAGACATAAATCAAATAAGATCGGATCAAGGTGGGACCGTGACTGGTAGATTCTCTATGAGCAATCCAAACTTACAGCAGATTCCAGCGAGGCATCCGGAGCTTGGACCGATGATTAGATCTATTTTTATTCCAGAAGAAAATACTACATGGGGATCTTTTGACTACTCACAGCAAGAACCAAGAATTTTAGTACACTATGCAAAGTTACAAAACTTATCTGGTGTGGATGAAATTGTAGAAGCATACAATGCAGGTGACGCAGACTTTCACCAGGTTGTTGCAGACATGGCAGGCATTGAACGTAAGCAAGCTAAAACAATTAATCTTGGTTTAATGTATGGTATGGGTAAAAATAAATTAATGGCAGAGTTAGGTTTGATGAAAGAATCTGCAGAAAAATTAATAAAACAATACCACGCTAAAGCTCCATTCGTAAAACAATTAATGGATAATGTGTCTCGTAAAGCAAATGATCGTGGTAAGATTAGGACTTTACTAGGTCGCGCGTGTCATTTTGATCTATGGCAGCCTACACAGTTTGGTATATTTAAACCATTACCGCTAGAACAAGCGAGAAAAGAATATGATGAACCACTTAAACGTGCGTTTACATACAAAGCATTAAACAAATTAATACAAGGATCAGCAGCTGATATGACTAAAAAAAGTATGGTAGCTTTATATGAAAATGGTATAATACCTCACATACAAATTCACGATGAAGTGGATATCTCTGTTGAATCTCCAGAAAAAGCTGAAGAGATAATTAGCATAATGGAATCTGCAGTAGATTTAAAAGTTCCAAACAAAGTGGATTATGAACAAGGAGAAAATTGGGGCGATATTAAGTAATGGCTTTATTGAATGCAGATATCCCACCAATGTATTGTCAAGTAAGGAAGGAGTATCTTTATGACTTTAAAAAACATCACGGAGAAAGTGAAGAATGCGTTGTCTTTGGCCTCACAAGCATGGCAGGCACCGCAACATTATTTCACATTATGCTACCGAATGGTGCGGTCTTTTTTAGATTGCCTATCAGTGCGTTTTTCCAAAAATCGTATGACAGAACCAAAGTGCCCGATATGCAGGTTGACACGCTTCAATTGTGGAATAGTTTCAGCTATTATCCTAGCGTGCATATGTTTGGCTATCTAACATCACAGCGCGGTAAATACTTCGGAAAAGATAAAAAAGAATACTTTGGAGAATATCTATTCACTATTGATTGGTGCCATCCTGAAACTAATATTCTGGACACTGAACACAGTGAGATTCCTCATGAGCATAAGTGTGGACATGTTCTTGCTCTTGATAATGGTAATTATGCTATCCAGCCTAATAATAGGATCCTTTGGAATATTAGCAATTTTACCACTAGAGACGACATACCAGACTATAAGGTTCAAACTACGGAATGGAATGTTGAAAATAAAGGCTGGATTACAGAAGATACGGACAAAATGTTCTACAAAATAGAAGACAAATAGTGTAAAATACTTGGCTATGAACATAGAGGTAGCCAGGATGAATTATTATTTTACAGGTTTATTAATAGTAATGTTAGTTACTTTGGCTTTATGTGGAGGTCCTAGTGTCCAATAAACCATTAAATATCGGAGACGAGGCACGAGTGCAGATGCCGATGAAGACGGTTGCTAGCCTTATAATTTTAGTTGCAATGGGAGTCTTCGCTTATACAGAGCTGACGGCAAGGTTGGTATCGTTAGAGACATCACGTGAGCTGTTTGAAAATGATCTACTTAAAAAATCTGAACAGGTCCCAACAGACCAGGAGCAACATTTTTTAATCGAGGATCTTTATAAGTCTGTCGAGAAGATGGAACAAACTCAAGAAATGAATATGACTAACAAAGTTAATATAGAATTTTTAAGAGAGCAGTTAGACAAAGCACTAACTGATATCGAAGTTTTAAAAGATAAGGTAAGACAAAATGGTAACGGGACGTATTAATAGAAAAGTGTTGGATCATATCGCACAGATAAACAAAGAAAATAAAGCTGCGAGTCTAGCAAAAAATTTAAAAAAAGAAGTAGAAACTGGAAAGCATGGTACACAAAAATATGTTATCAAGCAAGGTGAAAACAAAGGTAAGACGGTATGACAGAATTAATTATTGCCCTTCTTATGATTATTAACGGAGAGATCAAGGAACACAGAATACAAGAATCAATGTCTCAATGCTTAAAGGGCAAGCGCATCGCGATGAGAACAAATACAAAAGACAACATAAATTACACTTGCATAAAGTCGATGGCCGAGCTCGAAAAAAATATCGATGGATCTTTGTCTATAAAAAAGTTAATACTAGAGTAATGACAAAAAAAAGATTAAGATTTCAAGCAGAAGTTGTTGATGGTAAATGCCCAACGTGTGATCAATTTACTATGTTGGTAAGTATTGATAGAGATTTTTTTAGGTGTATGAGTTGTGGATCAGATTTAGAACAACATGTAAATGGTAAGATAACTTATCTACCAGTTATAACAGCACCTAAAGGAGCAAAGCCATTTGTAAAAGAATGGTTAGACGACGATGGCGAAAAAGTTTAAAGATCACGTATCACACGAACCTATCTTTCATAAGACATCAATTGGACGTACTCCAAGTAAATGTAAAATGAATAAATCAAAGCGTCGTTCGTGGAAGAAGTATCGCGGCCAGGGAAAATAATATGAAATGGATGTTAATAGTTTATATCTGCTCTGCAGTAGAGGGCGAATGCAGGACTCCGCCGGAGTATCCATCAATTAAAAACACATACTATGAATGTGTCCAAGATGGGTTAGGTGATGCATATGAATTATTATTTGGA